AGATTTCCTTTCTGTTTTCTTCGGTCCGACTACCGGTGAGTGTATGAAACTTTTCATTTCCCCGTATAGGTAGGCGATCTTATTGCAGTTCTTGGCTTTGAAGTCATCCTGTAGGATTTCTCGGAGCCTGAATGAGAACTCTTCTTTTCCGATTTTCTTCCCAAGGTTCAGTAGGTGTTTGGCATATCTCCCCTGTGTCTGGCGAGACTCCTTGAAGTCTGACCCGCCTACTGAATTTTTCAGGGCTAAGAGCATATTGTTGATTTCTGGATTCCCATAAGTCACAATTTCAGAGCTTTGCTCTGCTCTTAGAGTATTACTTATACTGATAGTTTTATCTATAATTCTATTATCGTCCGACTTTTCATCCGGGGGGGGTACGGATTCTCATCCGGGGGTCCTCGGTTTTTCATCCGGGGGGTTCGGATTTATATCCGAGGGTTCGGATTTGAAAACGAGGGTATCGTATTTCGGTCCGAATGCAAAGTATGATCGTCACACTTTTGCGTTCTCCTCATACTCCTCGAGTACCTGTTGGTCGATTAGCTTCTTTATCCTACGGTATATCGAGTCCTTTTTATTTATCCCAAGGATAGGCATATCGTCAATGACTTTCTGGTATGATATCCAGTAGTACGTCTTGCCTTTATCTATGATGGTCTGAATGCCCGAGCAGTGGCAGAAGTCTTTCACATACTCGAATATCGCAAGGTCGATGATGTCAAGGTCCAATTTGTTGTCGTAAGCGAGCTTTTGGTTTATCAATATAGAATACTTCATTGTGGTGGTTGGGTTATATAAAATCCCCTATCAGAGCCCGTGAAGAAACTGTTAGGGGATTTTAGAGCGTTACCCTTGCGGGTTTCATTTCCTTGCGGATATTTTCAGACTTAACGCTTGCTAAAGTTTTCACGGGCTTTCGCATGGGAGGTATTTTACAGATTTCCCAGCGATGTCAAATATTTTACACTGCGATTTCCTTGACTTCCTTATCGGCTATCTTCTGCTTATCGATGAATGATATGGATGTGCTCTTCTCTTTGAGTGCTTCTTTTACGCTCTCTGGAACCATACCGTCCTTCACCGCCTTGTCGAGTTGTGCCTTGCTTACGGACTCCTTGGTTACTATGAAGAATCCGGCATCTGGGTATATCTCTCGGAGCTTCTCTGGGTCGTACTCGTAGGTCGTGGTCTTTCGTATTACGAAGTAGTCCGTTTCGTCCAGTCCTGTGTACCCTTCCTTGATACTCTTCTTTATCTCGTTCTCGATCGCTTCCATTTCCTTCATCATTTGGTCCCAGTTTGTTATCGCTTCGCCCGTTAGGGGAGACTTGAAGTCCATGTTTGATATAATAACATTCATGATTCTTTTTCCTTCTCTTACCATCTCGTGCATCTGATCGTGTGCATCGAGTAATACATTCTTGCTCATAATATGGTTGGTTAAAAAATAAGCGTGTGCATTCTATTCCTTTTTGCCGACTCGTCAAGTTAATATTTTATTTTTGTCCTGTTTTTGTCTTTGATTTTTAATATTGACTTGATTTTTTCCTATAGTTTGTATAATGAGTGTCGTGGTTGGTTTCACTTCTAAAGCCCTCGGATTCGTTCGAGGGCTTTATTATTGTTAGTACATTTTTTGGAGTTTTTCGAGTAGTATTTTCTTTTCTTTTTGTCGATCTTTTAGATTTTTACATGATCCGATATCCTGAATATCGGCCGTGTTCATTTGGTTCACCTGATTCGTCATCATTTCTATTTCTGATACTGGCTTCTTTATAGTATTGCTGTATGCTACTGCAATTACAATAAGTACGATTGTAGCGATAAGATAGAGTGTATTTTTTGCGACTGGCATAGTGGTTGGTTGGTTATGAATAATAGGTTCTTCTTCGTCCTCTTCGGGTGCGTTTATGAATTCCGCATCATCCTCAGATACTGATATGATTTGTCATGCTCATTGTTGCCCACGGTTTATGCGGACCTGTAGAGACCCGTTGTCGTGGTATGTAATGAGTGTTCCAATGATCCCATTGGATAATTTTACTTGCTGTCAAAAGTCCATATTTATTTTTGTAATCCCCTCTTGTAAACCGAGATAGGGGTGCTCGGTGTTTTCTCGGTTTTACCGACCGGAGGACCGCCGAGGATTTATCCCGGATAGGGGAGTGGTACAATAATCCAATACCTCCTTATACGATATCACTCCATCGTCTATCATACTGATAGCTTCATCCAGAGGAGCGGTATCTAAATACTTCCTAATATTTGCCATAAAACATGGGGTTAAGTAATAAAGCCCACATAGTAAAACATATACTTTTCTCGTTGTCAAATCTTTTTTTTAATTTCATACCATAAATACCCCGTAACTTTTTACGGGGTATCATTGTAAAGCCTTTACTTTGTGAATAATGATTTGAATAATGGGAGGGATATAGATCCTTCTCGATAGAGTTTTCCTACGTATTTCTTCCACTCATCCATCTCCATTCCACCGTCCTTATATTGTAGTGCTTTTATTGCAAACATTCTTTCATCATTCGTATTGAGGTCTGCAAGTTCTTTTACGAAAGGATCCTTGGACCGAGCAAGTCGGAAATCTTCTTTTACTGAGTTGAATTGCCCTATCTCGGATTTTGTGAGCTTTCCTTTTCCGTAAAGTTCCACTTGCATATTCCGTTCCATATACGCCCCCTTCTTGAAGTCGTTTGACTCCTGATAGAGTTTTACATACTTGTCGATAACTTCCTTCTTCCTGACATCCCAAGCATCCTTACTTTTTGCTTTTTCTTCGTTCGTTGTATATCTCTCCTCGTATGCCTTTACTGCGTTTGGATCAATACGGGTGGTATAAATACCTGTGAAGAGACTCTTTAGAGTATCCTCTGGATAGTTCTTTCGCTCTACCTCTGTTGTCGAGCTCTTCCCGGTAGGTATTTTATCCACATATATTTTCCCATGCAATCGAGCTTGCTCCTCTTCGTCTGTGGTAGGAATAAGCCTAGTAAATTCCTGTTGCCAATTCTCGGTCTTTCTTTTGAACGGATCGAGTATCTGGGAGATATCACCGAGGATTCGGAATCATGGAGTAAATGAAGCAATGGTTGCGGCGTGTAGCTGTGACGTTTCCTTATATTGTTCATACGGATTTCTATATCCGAACTGGTGCAATACTATTTGTCCGAGAGGTCATATACTTGAAGCACCTTCCGTCATATCTGTGAATCCCTGCATTATGTCTCCTTTCGTAAATGCGTATAGATTGAATCCCGGATATTTCACGGTACGTACGAACTTCTCGAGTCAATTCTCATCTTTCCCTACGAATACCTTTCCTTTTGGACTCATCCATTTTGGAGTATTTGTAGTTATTTCCTCCGGAGTTTCCATATCATCATCGCTCGCATTTATAATTGCAGCTATTACCCCTATAAATGTCGCCAGACCGAGGAACATTGCCAAACGGTCCTCCCACTTCATATTTCTATTTGCAATCGAAAATAGGTGGCTTGTAAGCATTTTAATATACTTATATAGGTATCTTTTGAAAGGGAGTGTAACTTTTCCAAGTGGATTTACTGATAATTCGTGCATCCAGTTTGGTACATTATTATAGTTGAATCCGTATAGATCACTCGCTCTCTCGATCATATCCATAATAGCCTTGTCATTCTCCGATAGTGGTGGTAATCCTTCCTTTGTTAGTTTGTCCATTCCTGATAATCATTGCGCTCCAGAGGCTCGAGCAATTACTTTTTTCCAGTATGACTCAAAGAACTGGAACGGTGCCATCACCACATTTGCCCCCTTGTCGAATCATTCGTGTATAATCTTCATCTTTCCCTTATACTTTTTTCCGGAGAAATCTCTCATATATGTAGAACTATCATTTCCAAACATCCAGTTTGGTACATCATTCCAGTTTGTTAGAGATCCAATAAGAGCTTTGAAATCATTACCTATGATAGATACATCCCCCGATAGTATAGACTTGTATACATCTGTAAACATTTTAAGAGAGAATTGTAGTCCTCATCCTATAGCATTCGTTACTGCGGTACCCGGATGCGCGAGTACATTTACCTGCCAATACTTCGCTATAATTTCCAATGTAGCAAAAGCTGTACTCGCTTCTTGTGTAAAGTCTGCTATTTTCCCGAACTTATTGTATATGTCTATAGGTATCTGGTATCTCGTTCGATCTACTTTGAATTTTTGCCCGTCTTTTATTACATACTCCATAACCTCACCTTTTTTCAAGAATCACTTTATAAAATCCCCGGTAACTTCCATCCATCCCTCATCCGGAACTTGTCATTCTGCGAGAGGCTTGGTAACCGTAGGTATAAACTCACTAAGCCAGTCATTAAATATCTTTGCTCACTCGAGTTCTGTAAGAGATTTATAAAGTGCTTTCTGTGCATCTTCTACAAATCATTCCGCACCTGTTCTCTTTTTTCGTGCGGATGCTATCTTTTCTTTTAGCTTTGTCTTTCCGGTTCCAAAGAACGAATCCTTCCAAAAGTGATGAATCCATCCCTCCATATCTGATTGAATACCGTAGGTGTCCTTTATTATTTCACGATTGATAAAATCTTTTGCCTCCTCTTTGATCGCTGTAAAATCTCGTACAAACTCTTTTTCTTTCTCAGAGAGAGAGTCGTATATCTCTTTTCATTCCTCGGCTGTATATCGATCGATAGCCATACGAGTCTTTCCATCTTTTGTGATAACATTTCCGTCCTCGTCTTTTACCATAGTCCATCCCTCATCCTCGCGAGATATTACTTCTCCATCTGGAACATCCAGAAAGTCTCGAGTTCAGAATACCGGAACTCCACCTTCTGTACGGAGAGTTGCTTCGATAGCTCGGAATACTCCCTCGGTGTTCTTGATACCCTTAAACTTCGCTTTTAATTCTCGTTCAAAAACTGATTTAGCGCGTGCCTGTAGCGCGGTACGTCTCACAATAGTATTGTATGCCCTATTTCCTGCTCGCTCTCCAAGCATCGCTTGAAATCGTTGTCTCTGATCGAGTACAAAGTTGAGAAACTTCGGAAATTTAAGTTGAAGTTTATCTATAGTTCCGGATACTGCCTCGAGGTATTCAGATATAATAGGGCTATTTACTGCATTCTTCATAAACATTTCAGAAGCAGCAGGCGCTACTTTCTCCAATAATAGAGGTTCGGTAAAGTGTCTCTCGAGAAACCTTGCCAGAAGTTCCGTATCTTTTCCAAAATATTTTGGCTTTGATTTGTACATATCCTCTCATACCATTTCTTTGGTATTCGCTATAAGTTCCTCACGTAGATCTATCTTCTGTTGTTCTGTGAGATTTTTTCCAAAAACTTCGTAGGTTCGTTCGTTGGTTGTCCCGGTCATCTGGTATTCTAAAGCGTGTCCAAGTTCGTGAGCGAGTACCACCATATATGTCTTGTCATCGAGAGGAATATCTTTTCTCAAACGTACTTCTCCGAGTGTTGTTACACCATCCATTCACTTCTTGTACATTTGTCCGGCTGATGTTGCCTTTGATAATTTCCCGAATCTACGCATAATACCTCTTGCCATTGCAAATTTATTAAGCTGTTCGATTCTTCACTTGAACTCTTCGGAAGTCTTTGCGGGATCTATCTTGGAAATTTTATCAGGGATCTCGTAAGAGTCTGGCCCCTTGTTTCCTTTCTTGGATACGGACTCTTCTACAAGTTTGGTCTTTTGTGCCTGTAGTTCCTCTGGGGTTTTTACGACAAGAGTCTTGTTTATATCTTGAATATCCTTCACATGGTCCGATATACTCTTTGTATTTTTAAGATTATCCTCGTACTCTTTCTCGTACTTCTCGAGGAGTGAGGCGAATGTGAGTTTTATCTCGGCTTTTGCCGTTTCATTTTTTGAGATAGCTTCTTGCAATTCTGCAATCTTTGTCTTGGGGTCTGTAATTCCTCGGTTTTCTAATCGAGCCTCTATCCCTTTTGTTTTTACTTTAAGCTCCTTCACTCTTTTGGTAGTCGCTTCGAGCTCGCTTGTTGCATTTCTGAATTCCCATGAATCAGGAGTGTCCGTATATCTCTTGATCGTATCCTTGTATTTTTCTATAAGCTCATCACTTCTCACGATGCTGGATTTATTCGATGCCAGTTCTGCTGTAGCTTTTTCGAGATCGGATAGCTCGGATTGTAGGTAGAGATTTTCTTGTGCAAGTCTCTGTTCGTCTATACGGATATAGAGGTTTGCTTTCTCGGTAGGATCCGTAAGAAGCATGAGCTTCTTTTCTTTCGGGTCAATCTCTCCTACATCGAATACAGGACCATCGTATGAGAATAGGTCGTTGATACGTGATGCCTTTTCCTGAAACTTCTGAAAGATATTGATATCCCCGGAATTTTCTACGATAGGGTAGATAATCAATGCCTTGTTGAGGTTGTTGCCCTGTCTCCATACTCGCCCCTCTACTTGTGCCATTTCTGTCGGGTTCCATCCAAGAGCAAGATTGAAAGTAGCGTATCCGTTTTCCTGTAGGTTGATACCCTCTTTTGTAGGAACTCCACCAATGAGTACTTTGATTTCCCCCTTGTTGAATTTCTCTTTTATATTCTCTCTGGCTTCGTCAGTTACTTCCCCGGTAATAATTCCAATCTCGCTTGCTTTATATCCTACGTTCTTTGTAAGATAATCCACATAGAAATTCGTGAACTGGATACCTTCTGCCCCTATATATATGAAGTTCGAGCGGTCTTTTGTCTTTGGATCCGTTCGGAGCATTCGTAACATCTCCATAGCATATTCGATTTTTGGAGAATTTTTCACAAATTCTGTAGAGTTGGCAGGGTCTCCACCGTACTTCGTGAAGTAAGGAGAGAAGCTGTTAGCCTTCATCTGGGTAGTAGCTACAAGCAGTGCACCGGGATCATCTGATTTCAGAGTTTCTCGGATCTGTGCCTTTGCTTCCTCCTGTAATGGTGACATTTTGAGTTGTGGGGATATAACCACCTTGTCAGGACGAACGAGCGTGTTGTCCTCCTTCTTGTCTATGAATTGTTTGAGAAGTGATTGAAGTTCTGGGAGGTTTGCGAATCACATCATAATCTCCTTGTCCTTGGATTCACCACTTACGCTCTGTATAGACTCTGTTTTGAAGTCTGCGAAAGTTGCATAGAAATCATTGATATTGTAAATACCAGCATTTATAAGGCTATCACGGGCCATGAGAGAAAGAATGTTGTAAACCTCTGTCGCATGGTTCTCGAACGGTGTGGCGGATGCAAGGAACACGTTTCTCCCCCCGTTATTCTTCTGTATGTGCTGGGATATAAGGAATAACTTTCGAGCTCGTGCGGATGGGGTACCACCCATTACGTTCGCAAAACGTCTCTTTCCTTGTGTCTCTCCTTCTTCTCATTCCACCTTTGCCCCTTGAAATATTTTTCGGAAATTGTGTACTTCATCCACGGAAATATGATCGAATCAGAGAGTAGATAGGGAAATATCTGTTGATCCTTTTAGTGCTTCTCCGAGTACCTGCATTGTCTTTTCCTTGCTCTTTTCCATCTCTCGAGGGCTCATCTTTGAATCGAACGTACCGAGTGCATCCTGCAAGTCTTTCGTTGCTTCGTATATTTCCTCCTCTGAAAATCCGAGTTTCAGGATACCTTCATGAGATATAAACGATATTTCTCCATCGTTTACCCACGATCCTATCTCTCATTTCTTTTTGAGTCGTGCCACTACTGGTGCCTGTAGACCAGAAAGGTCGTTTATTTTCACCGCCGGAAACATCTGCTGTGTAGTCTCTACCCATGTTTTCATGGTAGATGAAGGCACCACAAAGAGAGGGCGTTTGGTCCATCCCTTCTGCATATTCGCTACGGTTGCTACGAGAAGAGCGTGGGTTTTCCCTACTCCTACTCCATAGGCTATGAGACCGGATCCACGATTTACAAGAAATCATACCCCGTTTCTCTGGGTTTCTGATAGAGTAAAAGGCTTTCCTTTGAAAGTGGTGGCCATTCCCTGTATCTCTACGGGGATTTTGTCATAATCAGGACGAACGTATGAGTTTTTCTGCTCGTTGTACTTTTTCATGATACGGGCCTGTACCTCTACATCGAGAGAAGACTTTATGAACTGGTTGAATAGGCGTTTTGATTCTGATTTTATGTATCCGGTAATCTCTTTTGTATTTGCTCTCTGTCTTTCTCCTGCCAAGAATCGTCTTACATCTCATTTCTCCACGTTGTGGCCTATGAGTTTATAGTTGAGATCAGATAACCAATCTTGGAAAGCATCGAGTACGGTCATTTCTGCATCTGTATAATCTCTCTTCGCACTATTCCAGAATCTTCGTTGTTTACCTATTCACTCCTTGGTAATAAAACGGTCCATTGGATCGAAAGTGATATCGTTGATCTTCTTATCCTCTGGGAGAATCTTCTCGAGTCAATCCTTTTGTTTCTTGTACTGCTCTGGTGTCATATTCTTTTTATCCTTCTCGAGATCGGCGAGTTTTTCACGTATATCTCCTGAAAAATAGTTAATGTCATGGTAATGTAATCCTCGTTCAAGATTTAAGTACTTTTCCCATTCTGCTTTATATGGTACGGATCAATCTGGGAGCTGTGCTTTGAATATATCGAGTTCGGATTGAGTAACCTCATCGGCGTTTATTACCTGATATTCTATAGTTTTTATCCCGGATACATCCACGACCTTTGTAGGAACTTTTTTAGCTCGTTCTTTTGTAGTCTTATTTGATGGAGTTTGAGCCTTAACCTCTGGCGTTGCCTCTGTAGTCGCTTTTTCTACTGTGTTCTTATTTGATGGCTCTTGTGCCTTAATCTCATTTATGAGGGTTTTCATCTTCTCGATTGCCTTCTCTTTATCTCATACTACTACCTCTTCGATCTTCCCAAATCTATTTTTACGCTCGAGAACATCTCCGAGAATCTTGTCAGGATTTTGCTCGAAAAATGAATCGTTCAGCATATTGCTCTGATCCCTTCATTCAGTTCCCTTTTTTAGCACGATAATATCAGTCCCTATGGTTGTGTCCTCGAACATCCCTTCTGGGAGTCTATACGCATCCACGAGGGCCACATTCTTCGGAAGTGCGGACTTTGCCTCTGATAACCCGCTCTTTAGGAAAGAAGAGGGGACTATATATACGAGTACTCCGTTTTCCGAGAGGAGATCTACTCCTCGTTTTATAAAGTACTCATCCCATTTCCCGATTTTCTTTTCTTCTCCGAGCCCCTTATAGAATCCGGCACGTTCTCCGTATGGTGGGTTCCCTATAACTACATCGTATCTCTGCTTTGGGTTGAGCTTCTTTCCTGACTTATCTATAAACTGCTCTTGAAAATCCCCGATTGTAATACTCGAGTTCGGGTTTAGGATCTGTGCGATTGTTCCAGAAAGTTGGTCGAGTTCTCTTCCTGATATAGAGTATCCCTTTGGTGCGTTCTCTATGAAACGCCCGATACCTGCGGACGGTTCGAGTGCTGTTCCTTCTGGTACGAGTTTCTTTGCTATATCCCACATGGACTTCACAATAGGTACAGGAGTATAGTACTCATCGAGTAGCCCACGTCCTACGGCTCACTTGTCGGCCTTCCCCCCTGCTCCGGTATATTGTCTCAGTAAATCTTTTTCTTCGGGCGTATAACTGGAAACTTCTGTAGAGAATTTCTTTGACTCTACTAAAGCACGGACCTGCTCGTTTACTTGTGCTCTTGTTGCTTTCCCTACTGGTTTCCTGTCGCCTGTTCCTTTTCCATCTGTAGATCAAGCTCGAGGTTGTTCAGTGCTTGTGTCTCATTGTCCGCCAGTTTCTTTGACAATAGACTCTTTACTGCTTCCTCAATCTGTTCCGGCTGGTACGTTGCCAGTGTCGGATATGTCTTTGGATCAATTTTCATATACAGGTTGGTTAGAAATAATAGGTTCTATACTATCCTTTATTGACGACTTGTCAATTTCTTTTTGTGGTTCTTCAAACAAAGTGCTTATATCTGTCTCCACTGGGGCAGGAATACCGAGAGCCTCCCAATCTGTTTTTTTTGCTTCTTCTTGTATTACGTCTTGCTTTTCTTGTGCTTTTGTAAGGATCTCTTGTGCTTGGTTGTGTTTTTCTTGTACGTCATTACCGGGCTTCTTTGAGTCGAGCAATAACTGTATGATCTTCTGGACCTGTTCTTCCTTCTTTTGTACTATGAGTTCCTCGGTATTTATACCTTGTGTCTCCTGTAGGCGAGTATCGAACATCTCTTTGATCGCATCTCCTGTTTCTGGTTGTATCGCTTCCTTCTCCACGAGAAAGTCTACTTTTGCCGGGAATGAATCATCTCTATTCACAACGGCCTCATCTATAAGGTCTATTTGTGCCTCGGTTCTATTCCTGAGATTTTCCCATACGTCCTTCACTACTCATACTCATCCGAAGGCAAGCCCTGTCGCCGCTCCTATAATGAATGAGTCTTGTGCTTCTTTGGTTCCTATATATTCACCAGCAGTCATGGGAGTTTTCCCGAGCCCCATATTCTGGTTGTATTGCTGTACGTATCCTTGCCATACTTCCTCTCCACCTTCGGTTGCTGCATCAAATACGAACTTTCCTCATACTGAGAACGCCTTAGTGGCACCTTTGAGTCATTTGATCGGGGCGAAAGTAACTGCCATCTGGGTAATATCAGAGAACATAAGAGCCATATTGTCTCGAGTTGTTTTCCATGCCTGATTATTTGCCACACTGTCAGTAGCTCATTGAGATTTAAGAGTTGAGTAAGTATCGGCACCCTCCACAATACCCTCGGTCAATCGAGCGGATACTCCAGCACCAAAAGAAGCTGTAAGATGGGTTCATAATATCTCCCCGAGTCATAAAGCACCAGCACCAGCCGTTCCAGCCATAGCACCTGCGACACCTGCCGGAGCAAGAGCCATCATAAAAGGCACCTGTTGAGGTACTGTCTGTGTCCAAAATCTGCTATCGGTAATATCAGTTTCCTCGAGAGGCTTGTTGAATTTTGCCGATTCAGTTTCCATACTCATCCGGGAAAGTTTTTGCAAATCTTTTCCTCATCCATAGGCCCATTCCTGTATCTTTCCTATAGAGTTAAATACCTGATCTCGTCCTATATTCAATCCAAGAGAGATATTTTCCATAGGATCATCCACGGCCTTATCGTATACGCCTGTGAGTTTATCTCGATTCTTTTCGTATGCCATGAAGTTATTAGGGTCTCGAGGATCCATGGACCATACAGGAATATCCGAATCCGTTGCGGCTCGTATAAAGGTCTGTTTGTTCTTTTCTTGTTGGAGTCATTCGATAGCAAGGTCCTTATCTTCTGGGGTCATCTTATTAAAAGCATCATATCACTTCTGCTTTACAAGATCCACCACCTTTGCTTTCTGGGTTTCTCTCTTCTGTGTTTCTTCTTCCCGGAACTTTATCTGTGCGTTTTTATCAATCTTTACTTCTACCCCTTGGCCCATGGCAGTAGTACCGAGTCATGTCAGTGCCATGTTCGGAGCATTGTTTCATATAACTGGGTTTATATCAGGTAAAGCGAGCTTGAAAGGATCCTCATACTTCAATGAGGTAATTTCTTTCGGTGTTTCTTTTGGAGTCTCTGCTGGGATTTCTAATATAGAACTCTTTTCTGGTACCTTTGCCGGAGCTTCTTCCGCAAGTATAGAATCGAAATAGGATGATTGTTTCGCTCAGGATGTCTTTTTTTGTGACGGAGCTGTTTCTCATAGTATCTCATCGAAATATGATGCCATTGTTTTTGTGGGTTAGAATATATTACTTTCCGCCAAGAGCTTTATGAATAATTTTCTTTACCTGAGCATCATCATATCCCTGTTTTTTAAGAGCACCAGCATACTTGGTATACATTATAGCGTGGGCGGTATTAAAGTCCACCATTTTTGTGGGGTCATTAAGATCTGCTACTTGCTTTGAGGCATCATTTGCAAATTCCTTTTCGAGAGCGAGTTCCGCTTTGGCGTTACTCCTGATCCTTGATTCCTTCTGTTTCTCGAGTGCCATCTTCTGGTCGAACTCTGATTTTTTGAAATCGAATTCCTTATTTTTGAAACTTATCTCTTGGTCTTGTTTCGCTTGGTCGGCAATCTCCTTTATATATAGGAGTGCAGTCTTTGCCTTTTCATTCTCCTTCACCTGTCTGTCATACTCTGCATCCCCGAGAATCTTTGCTTCTGATCGATATGTTTGTTCGAGGTTATCGAGTTGAGAGAGACGATCTCACATAGACTTCATATTGGACTGGTATTGTGCCACCATAACACGAGGATCCACTGGAGTGCCATCTGGATTGACTGCGGAAAATATCTTTGATTGATCGCCCACCATGGTCTTGTAAATGTTCGATCTCTGTTGTGTTATGGACTCGAATTGATCCTGATAGTTGAATTTTACGTTTACGTCATTCTGTATCATCGCCCGAGAGGTAGGAACGGTGCTATTTGCGATATTGTATGCATCATATAATTGCTGTGCTTGGTTCTGGTCCTTCATTCGTAAAGCGGAGGATATCACCGGGTCAGTGGTTTTCACTGTATTCGGGTTCTTTCCATAGAACTTTTGATTCTCGCCCATCTTGTAGTACATAGTAGCCTCTCCCGTGTTTGGATTGTAGTCACGGCTAAAAGAATCCGAGCTTGGTGTTCAAATAACTCAGGCCTCTTTTGCAAGGTCCGATTTCTGTGTGTCGGTAAACAATTTTAGTGCCATGGTAAGAGAAGGTTAATAAGTATATTTTCCTCCAATTCTCATACCTATTGGACGATTTTGAGGAGTACGTCCATAGAGTTTGTCGATAGCGGCCTGATCTGCGATCTGTTGTTTTAGCTGTACATTTTGTACCTGAGATTGGTTATAGAGAGTATCTCCTTGTTGCTGTAGCTGAGTATCGAGAACCTGTAACCCTGCGGCCCTATCTCATACGTACTGTCCTCTTTGTGTCTCGAGTCTTGATGCTCCCGTTGTGTAGTCTGTCTCTGCCCTGTTCATAGTGGTACCCGCTGTATCGAGCCTTCTTTGGCTCAGTGTTTTGAAGTATCATTGATTTTCACCAAACTGCCCGACTCATTCACCGAGGCTGGCTTTTTGAATTCATGCTCCGAGGATTCCACGTTGTCCGTATGCTCTCGATGCATTCGTGAGGCTTCTGGCAAATTCCGTATTGTTCAATGCGAGCTGTCGAGCGGTGTCCTGTACTTCCTGCCCTGTAAATCTTTCATAGTCTGCTCTATTCCTTTCGATGGCCGTCTTTGCATCTGCGGAACGATTTGCATAGTCTTCCAATTTTCGCTTTGTCTCCATACCATATATGTCTTCCTGAGCCTTCATATACTTTGCATATCCACTCTCGAAAGTATTTTGTGCATCTATTTGATCCTGAGAAGGTCCAGTCTGTACCGGGGTATTATCTACGGGTGGGGTAACTACAGGAGATCCACCTCGTGGAGGAACTGGGCTTCCTCATTGATTTGGCCCTACTACTCATGTGTTTCCCGGTGTTTGCTTATTATTTGCATCTCATGAAAAAACCGGCTCTGCTCTGGCATAGGCAGTACCGTATAATCTGTTGAGCTCTTCTCTCTGTGCTGGTGTTGCCCTCTTTGCGATATCATCGAGTTGTACCTGAGTATAGGTCTTACCGTTATATGTGTAGGTCTTTTCCCCGTTATTTGTAGAGGTTGTTGCGGTGGTTGTTCCTACCTTCCCGACTGGTGGTGCTTGGGTTGAGTTCGGATTATTTGTGGATGATGGGTTGCTGAATGAGGTGGTCGCTGGTACTACCTTGGCACTTACATTGGTGAGGACCGAAGCGGACTGTGGCTTCCATGCTGCCACGGAATCCGGATGGTTCGCATCCCCGGTGAAAACTGGCTCCGCTCTGGCATAGGCGGTCCCGAATTGCTTATTTAATGCCTCTCTCTGGGCTGGTGTAGCATTTTTTGCTATCTCATCCAGCTGAGCTTGGGTATATGTTTTTCCTCAGTAATTGTAAGTTGCCATAGGGGTAAATGGTTATTTTTGTAAATTATATCTATACTTGTCGAATTGCAAATAAAATCTTTACAGAGTCACTGTACGGGTTTTTTGACAACGTACACATGTTTGGTATAGCTTGGTCCCCTCTTGGGTTCCGTCACGCCAGACGTGGATGCATTGCTCCTCTACTTGTTGTGGTGTTGGTGGAATTACTGTGGCTCCAAATCCTCCTCCGAGTCCTATTGCTCCCATGGGTTGAAAAGTTAAAAGTTAAGCGTATGGATTTTCTCAGGATGGGAATATCCACTTTGTCCCGTCCGATGCTATGTATCATATATGTTCGTATCCAAAGTTTGAGTCCATCCATGTATACCCGGATGTCTGTCCGCTCACCGTTGCTGGAGATGGTCCATTTGAGAATGCCGATGCGAATTGCTTGAAGTTGTACTGTCCCCGGTATTTATGTCCGTCTGTTCCTATCCAGTAGATATAGTTCGTATCTATCCACCAGTACCCGGATGTCGCCCCGAATGCTCCGAGGTCCGTCCCTGTTACCTTGTGGAGATGTCCGTTCGCCGAGGTCCAGCAGAGTTGTGCTCCTTCCACCCATACCATTCCAGTCGTGTGAGTTCCTACGCTCGGCACGTTCGTGAAGCTGATATTGTTTATCGTGCTTCCTGATATAGCACTCGATGCCACAGCACTTATTTTGTATGTCCCTGATGCGGCGATCTCCCAAGAAGCCACGCCAATATTTGTCGCAAGCTGGTATGACGACCAGTACCCAGATGGTAGTGATGGAAAGGATACGGCTGTTCCATTGGATACAAGAGCAGTTCCTCCAAAGTCTGTCCAGTCTTGGTTGAGTACCACGACTCCTCCAGCGAATGGTCCGTATATCGTGAATACACTACTCGCACAGACTATCTCCCATCCCGGATCGAATCCTGTCAGGTCAAAACTTGTTGCTTCCCCTATAGCGTTGAGCATTCCTTCTGTTTCGCTATAGGATGCGTTACTGTCGAATATATTCGGAACGGGCATGTTAAAAGAGGTCTTCCACCAAGTCATCTTGGTCCCGGTGGTCTTATTGGAAAACCCCTTGGCAACGTGATTTGTTATTGTTATGCTCGCCATATTTTAGTAGAGGTTAGAGCCTACAGGTATTCGCATCTTTCCCATGAATCGGGCCGTATAGGATGTTCCTGATGCACAGAAATACGCATCACGTCCATTCGCGAACGTATAGTCCACAGATAAGCTTGTCGCATTGGCATTGATAACCGCTCCATAGGTTCCGGTACTGAACCCATAAAGTTCTCCACACCACGATCCCACTGCATCATAGAACAGCATCTTTGCTGTTGTCCCTGACCATCCGAACTCCATTCGCTTGTAGTTGTTTGAGTCGTACATTCTCATCCCATTCACGTCCTCCACGATTCTTTGCCCAGACCCAGAGGATGTCTGGATAGTTCCTCCTGTTACCGTTACTCCAGTGATTGTTCCGGCGGTAATCGTTCCTATGTTCGCTGTTATGGTTGAGAGGGTGGAGATATTCATATTCTCAGCTCGTATTGTAGTTGCAGCAATTTCGTTTGTTGTAATTGTCCCAGCATGTATCCTATCTGCCGTAATAGTACCTGTTTGAATTTCATTGGCTGTTATAGAGCCAGCTACTATATCAGCAGCATTTATATTTTGTCATCACTGTCATTGTAAAACAGTGTAAGTAGCTTCCACAGTCCCATTCTGTGCTATCGCTACAAGTACTTTACCAGCTCATACAGCAGTAGAGGAAGTAGTTGTTATTTGATACACTGTAGTCGATACATTTGTATCGAGGAATATATACGTCTTTGTGGTCATATTGCTGGTATTCCCAGCACTTATCGAGTAGTTTGTTCCATCAGCTGATGTTAAGGTTCATGAACTCCAAGAAACAGTATCTGAATCGGTAAGTGAGAAAACACATGTCTGACTCCATGTTCTGTTCGTAATATTTATATTTGACTGAGCTACTATGCCAGATAGGTATGATGTTCATATAGATGAGCCTACTCCAGTGGTAACCACACCATTTACCGAGAAAGTTGTCCCGTCCCAAGTCATTCTATTACCTGAGGAAATACCTATCGAGAACTTCGTCACCCCCACGTCATTCCCGAGATAGAATCCCGTTCCGGTATTATAAGCAGTCTGTCCGCTTCGTATGAATCCTCCGGTTGGAAGGACGATCGTACCTGCGGTAATTGCCCCGAGGTCTGCTGTAATCGTAGACAGTGAAACTATATTCATATTCCCAGCCGTTATGGTAGAGGCAGCAATTTCATTGGCAGTGATAGCACCTGCATGTATTTCATTAGCCGTTATAGTTCCCGTAGCAATCTTTACCGCTGTGATAGCACCTGTTGCTATATTTGTTGCTGTAATAGTTCCCGTAGCAATCTGAGTAGTCGTAATAGTACCTGCAAGAATATTACCGGCTGTTATCGTTCCAGACGCTATCTCAGTTGCCGTGATAGTTCAAGCTGCAATTTTCCCAGCAGTTATAGCTCCGGCTGCTATTTCTGTAGCAGTAATAGTTCCGACTGCTATCTTGGCAGCGGTTATGGTATTTGCTGCTATGTTCGCTGCTGTAATTGAAAGAGCTGCAATCTCAGTCGCTGTGATCGTCCCTGCGGTGATGTTGGTGGCTGTAATGGTTCAGGCTGCTATCTTTGCTCCGGTGATCGTTCATGCTGCTATGTCGGCCGCTACGATAGTTCCGGCGGTTATCTTCCCGGCTATGACGGCTCCGGCGGCGATCTCATCGCTCCCTACCGCTCATACTGCTATCTGTGCGGAGGTGACTGCATCGGCGGCGATCTTGGCCGTGGTTACGGCATTCGCTGCAATCTCGGCTGCTGTGACGGCGAGAGCTGCGATCTTAGCGGTCGTTACTGCCCCGGTTGCAAGTTCTCCTGCTGTTACTGCGTTAGCTGCAATCTTGGCGGTCGTGATGGCGTTGGCGGCGATGTTGGCGGTATTGACGGCGAGGAGTGCAAGTTCGGTCGAGGATATGGTAGCAGGAACAATGTTTGCTCCGTTTATATTGAGCCCAGTTCCCCCGAGTGTCTGGAATGTCGCTTCTCCGGTTCCGTTCTGTGCCACGGCAATCAATACCTTCCCAGCCCCTACTGCGGTGCTCGCTGTGGTGGTTACTTGGTAGACGGTGGTACTCACTGCGGTATCGAGGTATATGTACGTCAAAGCGGCCATATTCCCGGTGTTTCCGGCGGAGATGGTATAGGTTGTACCGGTCGATGTGATGAGCGACCCAGAGGACCACGCCACAGTATCGGCATCGGTTATGCTGAATACGCACGTCTGGTTCCATCCTGAGTTCGCCACGTTGATATTCCCCTGAGGAATGACCCCGGATAGGTAGGAGGTGTCAATGACTGACCCGGCTCCTGTTTGGATTTTTCCCTTTATCGTCAGAGTTGAGGCGGTTGTTACGTTCCAGTCGATGGAGGAGCCTGCATCCCCCTTGAAAAAGAAGTCACCGTTATCCCGAATGTAGGATGTGAAAGCCCCTCCGGTATAGTACCCCATGTGGGTCGATGATAGGAACAAACCTGTCCCTGCTGGTGTCGTAAGTGGTGTTGGTACTCACGTGAGCGATGTCCATGGGAGAGTTCCAACGAGAGAAGTTGACCCCGATATGACAAGATTTGTTCCGTCCCATGTGAGATGATCTCCGGATGGATTTCCTATGGAGAACTTGTACGTACTCCCCGAATATCCAAGGAAGAACCCAGTCCCGGTGTTATAGGCGGTCTGTCCTCCTTTTATGAGTCCGTTCGTATCAAGTGTAATTGCCCCGGCATAGAGGAGAGTGGTGGCGAGTTTTGATGCGGTGATGCTGTTGGCCTGGAGCATATTCGAGGTAATCGAGTTTGCCACTATCTCATCCGCTATGATTTGGTCCACGCTTGGTCCCCCGAATACTTTGAGCGATGCGAGGTTTGCTGTGTCCGAGTTCATTCTACCCACCGCAATGAGTACGCCTCCTGCGATGACCACGTCCCCGGCGGTCGAGGTTGTCTGTATTGCGGTTGGGTTGTCTGCTTGCCAGTAGAAGTATGTCGTTGCTGCCATAGTGAAATTCCCCGAGTTTGTCGAGTAATCAGTCTTGCTGGTGGTGGTTCCTATGGACACGACTCCAGAGGTCCACGCTATGGTTCGATAGTCGGTTGCTGTGAATACTACGGTGGTATTCCATCCGGTGAGCCCTCCGCCTCCTGTCCCAGAAGTTATGACCCATTCTTTCCCGGTCCAGTATTTCGTCTCTCCTGTGGCACTATTGACATATACCGTCTGGCTGTTCGGATTCTTCGGCTCAGTGTTAAAGACTACGTTGGTGTTCTCGAGAAGCGAGATTTGCCTACGTAGTGCAATAATCTGATTTTGAAGATCGGCCATATTAGATGGTTTTAGCGAGGCGAGTAAAGAATTGTTCGTGTGTGCTGAATTTTGGTGATGCGGTCGCCGGGAAGCTGTACTTGTATTGGATATCGTATGCCCTTCGGTTTATCGGTATCTTGATACGTCCGTCCGTGGCGATGCTTGCCGAGCTGAATTGCGTGAGTGCCCCTCCGTCAAAGGCTATGGAAGTCGTGACGGTGGTGGCTGATGGGATGAAATTGACGTAATCCCGGTTGTAAATCTTCGGCTGATTGTGATTCTTTTGCGTTATACGGCCCGTTGTGATTTCGCAGGTTATAACCGTCCCATCATCGTCCGTTCATCCAACAGTGAGCGATTTTGTAGGGGTTCCGAGGTATACCACGCCCGAGTGTACCATCGCTGCGGTGATGTTCTGTGGGAATTGGTAGCGAGTCCATACCTTCGTTTTTAGTATGGCACTCTGTAGGATATCGTACACGAACACCTCGTTTCCTATCGAGCAGAAGTACTTGTTGTCGTCCACCCATCCAACGGCTGCAAGGAGTTCGGCGGCGGAGTGTGCGAGGATCTGGTCGTTGATATCTCGAGAGAGTGGGAGTCCTTCGTCTATGCTCGAGCTATCCAGAGAATTGACGGAGTATATCCCTCCGAATCCGAGGAAGAAGTGGAAGTTGTTTCCGCTTGCGATTGAGCCTTGGGATATTGCCCCCACGTGACTTGATGCATTGATGAGCGAGAAGTTGTCCTCGTTGTCTCCGGTGATTCTCGTCCGGGAGTTCTTCTTATGTACCACGATCTCCTCCAGTACCTTCCTGAGTCCCACGATGGAGTCTCCGTCCGGGTTGATTGGGAGATAGTTGTCCTTTGGGAAGTACTGGGTTCCGAGGCTGGATATGTAGACGAGGTCAGAATCACGGCGGGAAGCAAAGAGACGATTGTGTGCCACCTCGAGAGAGTGCCACTTGGTCATAGTTGAAAATGTCGTCACTGTTGTCCCATCGTACTTGAAGACGGTATCAGTTCCGTTCGTCACGATGACGTGCCCAGATATCTCTCGGATATCGAATACGCTCGTTGCATCGGGAGTGGTCTCGAATATTCCCTCCACGTATATGGTCGTCAAGTCGTTCGAGGTAATGAGCTTTTCTTGTCCCGATCCAGTACCGCTCGTTATTCGGAAAATTTTCCCGGCGTATGCGTTCAAAGTCATTCCTCCTCCTGACTTCACCACGGTTCGGCTGGTTGAGTCGGCGGTTGCGGTCCCGGTAGTCAGAGCTGCGGTCGTGAGGTCCGAACAGTTGAAGGATACTATGAGAGTCGTGATATTAGATATCGCCTGTACGTTGTTCCACATTCCCCCAGAATACTTCTGAAGCTGAGTCCCGTATGCTCGGACGATAATGTCCCCGGATTCCTTCTTTATTACCCCGTATCCGTTCACTTGACTTGCCCCGGATGCACCCATTATCGTGGTTCATACTCGCCCTTGCGGACCAGTATCGAACATATTCACATTGAGTCCATCTAAAAACTTCCCCTTGCCGAGGCGGAGGGGATCATTCACTGTGTCCATTCCCGCATTCAGTAGGAATATGGCAGATTCTTGGTTTGTGGGCTGTGGACGATATTGCATATTCGGGTGAGTTAAATGCTTGCGAGCTTGTCGTTCATGAGAGCGTTCGCCAGAGCAAGGGCATTGCCTGCTTCTACATTCTCACGGGTCTGTCGGTAGTACTCAAAAAGAGCAAATGCGGGTATACACCTATGGAGTTCTGACGGGAGTGCCGGTTTGTCATCTTCCCCGGAGAGTTCTGTGATTACCGGAACATATGAGATGTAGAGAGTCGAGTACAGGTCCTGAATATAGATACTCTTCGCCCCCTCTATCCCTCGCACCTCATAGTTGTGGTACTGTGAGTCATCTTGGAGAACTGATGGGAATATATTCAAGTCGCTCTCTGTAGAGAATGCCTCGGTCGATACGATGTTCACCATGTCAAAGTCCACCGGGAGTGCTCCGACCTTGTTGGTTATCGTCACTGCGGCTTTCTGGGTGGATATGTATGGTCGTACCTTGCTCGAGTTTTTGAGTTTGTCCCAGAGTGTTTCATAGGCATCGTTAAGTGCCTGCTTGTTTTTTGTCCCTCAGGCGATCCAGTCGGTAGAAGTATCGAGGTGGAGACCTGCGAGTTCTGCTTGGAGTTGTGCGAATGTTTTTGCTGCCATGGGGCGGGGTGGTTATGATTTAATCCTTTCGTTTATTCTGACGACCTCGTTTTTCAGGTCAGCCATTGATACGTTTTGCTTCTCGTTGACTTCGATAAGTTGCTTCATTATTTCTCGGTTTTTGTCCAGTTCACTTTTTAGAATCCAGATTGCGAAGAATGATATCCCAGATATCCCCCCTTGCACGATGATCTTGGCTATCTCAACATCCATGATGCGGCAGTTAATACAAATAAGAGGGCGATAAGAGCGTATATAATCCAGTGTTTTATCGAATGGCTCTCATTGTATTTCTTCAGGAGTCCGAGTGCAATCTCGTTCTCCCGTATCCTCTTTTCCATCATTAGCAATCTGTCGAATTTCTGATCGGAGATTACCTGATTTTTTATAATGCTATCGACCTTTCTGTCGATACGTTCCAGTATATTTGCTTCCATGATTACTGCTCGTTAGGGATAGAAGGTTCCACGGTTTCTGGTTTTTCGTTCTTTGTCTGTGCTTTATGGACATAGAATGCCCCGAATACGTTCCCAACGATGACGAGGAACTGTGGGTCTACCGGCTTTCCGACAATGGCCAGGTAGCAAAGGGTGCTTGCTACCATAAAAAACACAATGTCTGCCACGCTAACTGATTTCATGGGGTGGAATGGTTATATATTAAATGTCTCTTACTCATGCAAAATCTCCGTTTGTTTTCAGGAGAGTGTACATTTCAGCTATCGTGAATGTCTGACTCTGGAAATCAGAGAAATTGTACGAAGCCTGCTTGTATGTGAATTCCTTTGTGGAGTTCGTGTAGAAGTTCACGAGGAGGGACACAGTGTAGAGTTTCCCGGATGCATTGGACCCGGTCTCCACGATGTTCACTCCTGCGATCTTGATGTACAATTCTGTCGGGAATCCGAGGACTTCCCCTGCCTGTGATAATGCCATAGTAAGAAAGATTATTGATAAATAAGATTATACGAAGTTCACCCAAACGGTGGTTCATGTACAATAGGCTGGTTTGTTTGCAGCACCGTTATAACATATGTCTCCAGCAGTACCGCTGAGTGTTCCGTTTGGGTCTGTTCAATTCGATACCCATAATGTAACACCTGCGTAGTTGGCAATTTTCTTGAAGTTTGTCGATACTACCGCATTTTGTGTGACTGATATTGGAGCACCTGTAGAGCTCGCACCCTGTACTATCAATAAAGGAGTAACAGAATCTGTAAGAGTTCCCAGAGAAGCACTCGTTGCATTTTCCAATTTCAGAACACTTCACACAGCAGTTAAATGTCGTCAAGAAGCGTCAGTTGAATTTGTACGTTTTAGATATCAGAGATTGAAATTATCCGATATTGTTCCAGTAATTCCTCCGAGTCTTCATATATCAATATTTATATAGTCCTTTGTCCTATTTACCCCAGCATTTGGACTTTCTCCGCTATAGTCAATCAGTGTCGCGAGAGTACCACCGCTGAGTTTTAAAAGGTATCCTGTCAATGTCACGTTTCCATCAATATGTACTCATTTTTGAGAAGCAGAAGCTCATTGTGCTAAAACATACAAGCAGGTATGCCCCTGTGCACTTGTACCTGAATTTATTTTTTGTATTACAGTTGCTCCAGATTGAGTATTGGAGAGAGTGTAATTTACGAGACCATTTGTACTCGTATTTACGCTTGATTTTCCGTATACTGAGAGTGCCGTTCCTGCAGCTCAGTTCTGTATTATTCCAATACCACTACCTACCAGAGTAGCTGTAGTCCACTCAGTAGATTGGTTATTTACAAGTATACCAGTGTTTGACCCAGAACCAGCATTCTGAACATTGTAAACATCGAGTCCTATGTAATTATACGCTGAGTTGTTATTAAATGTCTGGTTTGCAGACGTCGCGAGTCCAGATACTGCACCGAGAGCCTGTACCGATTCTCCACTTGACTGATCATTGATACTTATTCCTATGTTATACGGTGCAATAATACTCAATGCACATCATCCTATTAATGCTGTACGCCTGTCGAGTACCATGAGAGTCTGCTGATTTCCTTGTGTGGTACCCATAGACATATAGAAATGTCCTCCAGCTGCCGTGTGCGATGCTGCTGAATCTGGTATTACAATGTTTATTGATTTTCCAGTAGAAAGTGCTGAAGGTGTAAATTTCGCAAGATCATACGATGGAGTGAGCGTACCTACTGTCTGGGTATCGGTACCGGAGAACTGAACAAGTGCCCCTTGTGCGAGAAGGGTTCCACCGGATTGGTTCATTACGTTTGTTCTCGAGAAGGAGAATCCTATGAAGTTGTCGGTGATACTCGATGCGGTCGTATGTGTTCGGCTGATTGCAAGCGATGCCTGAGTAGTAGTGGTCCCTACGAGCGTTCCAGAGGCAGTGTGTGCCATTGTGAGGAATGGCTTATCTCCGGCGAGGTCTGTTGTAGTCATTGCGAGTCCAGTTCCTGAGCCTGATGATATGGATGTTCCCCATGCCATACCTGCGACTGTTCACCAGCTCATTGTACCATTTGCGAGACACGATAGGTATTGCCCGTCTGTCGGTGCGGTTGCTGGTAGGATGTATGCGATGGTTGCCCCGGTTACTCCGCTTGTGATCGTGAGAGTGTTTGCGTTGGTTGCGTTCTTAAAGATGATTGCTCCTGCTGCCGATGATGCAGTTCCGAGAGTGAGTGAAGATGCGGATGCGAATGTTCCGGTAGTACCGGTATATGCTCCAGCTCCTAGGGCTCCTGTTACTGTAACGGCTCCTGCGAATGTCACGCTCTTGTCGTTCTTTGCTGTGATTACGGCTGCTGGTGATACTGACCCATCTGCTGAGAGTGATAGTACCCATTTCCCCGGTGCGGATGCATCGGATATTGAGCCTGTATCGTCTACGGCGAATGACATTTTCCCGAATACCTTGTAGTTAGTCCCAGCGTATCCTGCGGCGTATATGCTGAAAATATTCTGTCCTGCTGTCAGGGCGGTGTGGCTTGACGTGTTGCTATTCGAGCGTGTTCCGAGGAGAAGTGGCTCGAGAGTGGTGGAATGTCGGTGGATAACTGTCTGGGCTACGTTCGATCCTGCTATGTCGGACACATTGAAATTTGCCTTGTAAGTCGAACCGTTGATGTTTATCCCCGATCCTTCCGTTCCTTGGTTTCCTATAGATACTTTGGCAGCTGCTACTGTCCCCGTGAATGTAGGATCTGCAAGAGTGGCATAGTTTGCGATTGTAGCGAAGGCACCAGTCCCGAGGGATGCGATGGTCGCATAGCTTGCAATCGTTGCGTATGCCCCCGTTCCAAGGGTTCCTCCAGTTCCGATATTCAGGGTTGACCCGTCCGTACCTGCGAGAGTGAGCGTGTTGGATACGGAAAAAACCTTTGCCGCTGTGAGGGTAAAGGTTCCGGTTGTCGTGGTGATCGTCAATCCATTCACGGATGTCGGAGTGATGGCTCCGAGTGTGAAGGTGAGTTCTGGGGTGGTTGTCGGGTTCGTGATGGTTGCGGATATTCCGTTGGCTGTCGCTACGGATATGGTAGTCACGGTTCCGTCACCACCACCACCTCAACCACCTCCTTCGAGGACGGCTACTTGTTCTGCGATGGTATCCCCAGATGCCGCATACGATTCTCTTTTGTTGTCATTAATGTTGCTCATAGAAACAATGGGTTAGAGGGATAGAATATTTTTAACGTTTTCGCTTCAATACATCTTGTTCGATTGCCTCGCAAGATCGTTAGAGTTTCATGGCACGGAAGTACCGGAGGCGATTTGGGAGCATTTGCGTGCAATTGCCCCGTCAACCGTTTTGTACCCTTCTCTCTCGTCATCGTTAATATTGCTCATACTATTGAAGTTTGGATTTAAGTTCTTCTACTCACCATCCGTTGAATACCTTTTTCTGGAATTTCTCCTCGTACTGCTTTCGTAGTACTGCGAGTTCTTCTATCTCAGGTTTCACGTCTGGAGTATTCATTGCTTCCTCCTCTTTCTTCATGGATTCGTCAGCCATGTCGAATGAGTCAGGAGTGGTGCATTGTGCCAATAGGTCGTTTGCGATGAATCTTCGGTGTTCGTCTGTAATCTCGGGAATCTGGATGGCCTGACCTGCGATCTGGATATAAGTGTTCAAAGCCTGTCGAAACACGCTCATCATGTTCTTTGCCATGTCCTGTGCGTATGATGCACTAGAGACTTCGTTTTGAGCGGCTACACGGCGATCCTCTGCCTTCTGGCGTGCCTCGTTAATGTCGTTCATGAGTTTCTCGGACCCGGCTCGTGCCTTGTTGATTTCATCGAGGATAGCTCGGTTTTCGTCTACTGCCTTGATAGCCTCGTCTCGCATCGCCTCGAGGTGGAGCTTCTCTTTCTGCTGTGCTGCTCGTTCTTCCTTGATAGCATTGATTTGTGCGTTTCGGGATGATTTGTTCTCGAGGATCTCGAGCTCTCGAGCTTTCATTTCCTCTTTCTGTTCCTCTATCTGGCTCTTAAGCTTTGCGGATTCCTCCTTTTCTGCTTTGAGTTCGTCCTTTTCCCGCTTGATTGCGGCACGTTCCATCGCCATCATCTCTCGTTCGTTCTCGAGTTCTTCGAGTTCCTCGGATGATACGGCCTTCACCTCTCCGGCACGTGCTTCGATGCTCGCTACCTTCTGCTCGTGTGCCTTTTCCATAGCATCGATTTCGTCCTGCTTGGCCTTTTTCTGTTCCTCTAAATGCCCGATACTATCAGACAGTGATTGCAGTTTCCCTACGGTGTCCTCGTAGTCTTTCACCTGCTTTTTGAGGTATGTGTTTTCCATGATAAGGTTCTGGAATCCGTCTACGGCTTCTGCTGTTCCTGACATAATGATGTGGGTAAGGTAATAATTTCCAGCCGAGGGAGTAGGTTCTTAGCCTCCCGATCCCCCGGATTGTAAACGGTTACACTACTGCGTAGCTGTTTCCTCCCATGATAATCCATCCAAGAGTCGTGAAGAACTGGAGGATTACCGAATCTCCTGCAGCATTGAAGGTTACGGATGTGAATCCGGTCTTTGTTGCTGGGGTGATAGTGGCAACACCAGTTGACGATTTCATGATGATGAACATGGTTTGTCCGGCAACACCGTCTGCGAGTGTGAAGATGTCTCCACCTGCATCCGCATCGATATTGTGAACGGTCTTCGTGAGGTCAAGGGCAGTGGTTGTTCCACCTGCTGCGATTGTCTCTGTAGCTGTGAAGATGAGCTTTGCTGCGATACCAGCCGTGAGAGTAAGAGCTCCAGTGATTGTAGTCGCTGGGGTGATTACCACGGACGTTGCGTTCGTTGCACCGATGGCGAGAGCCGCTGCTGTTGAGCGATCTACTCCTCCGTTTGCATAGAATGCTCCGGTATTCGTCAATGCACCTGTTACGGTAGTTGCAGGAGTGATTGTCACGGCTCCGGTTGATACGGACCCGATGGTGATTGTTCCTGAACCCTTTGCATTGATTGTCAGTGCTTCATCAGTTCCAGAGGAGATAACCGCAAGTGCGAGACCTCCTGATGCTGCCGCTCCGGTGATGGAGAGACCTGTTGCAACGGATGCCGTATTTGCGTTTACCTTAAGAACTGGGTTTGTAGCACCATTCGCTCCTACTGCAAGAGCCGAAGCACTTGTCGAAGCGATGGTTACTGTGTTGTTTACCGCCAACGCCCCTGTTTGGGTAGTTGCTCCAGTTACTGCGAGGGTTCCAGATACCGTAGTGGCAGTCGCTGCGATTGCAACGGTTGTACCCGCGATATTGAGAGTCCCATCCGATGCGGATTGGAGGAATGTGGTGGTATTTCGGAATTGGAGTTTTACGCTGGTGTTGAACGTAAGAACGGCAGCTACCGAAGTAGTGGCGTTTACGGTAAGCGTATCTCATGCCGTATCCCCGATTACTGTGTTACCAGTAGTAGTGAAGTCGGTTGTCGTTTCCCCTGCGAACGCCTGGCTTGCAGACGTGATTGCTGGAACATGGAGTGTCTGTGTGACTGGATCGTAGTAAAACGAAGGGTCAGTACCCATCAGTCCACCCGGTCCCGCAAAGGGAATCTCTTTGTATAGTACGGTTGCACTCATAGTGAGATTGGGTTTGGTAAATAAAAAGTGAGAGGAGTTACCCTCCCCCGGTGATTATACTGACTGGTAGTTGATTTGTCCTCCGAGTTTTCGAGAAGAGAATGTACCGAAGTTGTAGTATGCGGCACGAATTGTTTCGTAATTCGTAGTTCCGGATACACGAGCGAGTACTCCACCCTCTACGAATGCATCCTCGAAGAGGTCTGCACAGAAGAGTTGATCCGTATCCAAGAGAAGCACTGTTCCGTATGGAAGAAGGCTGTCATAGAAGATAGGAATCGGAGCCGAACCGTATGCAAACATAAGACCTGTGTGCCCTGTTCCGAGCTTGGAGGTGTATTGTGCTTGTGCTGGGTTTGACTGGTTGGTGATAGTCACGGAGTCGGTATACTTAGCGTACACGTCATCGGATACCACGAAGTACTTCATTCCGTTCTTGTTGTACTTGGTTACTGCGATGTAGAGGTCTCGGAAGTCCTTGATGATCGTTGCAGCCGTAGCCTTGTCGTATACAACGGACTTCATGTATGGAGTCGTTGAACGAGTAAGACCTTGGATGGTTGTGATTGCAGGGAAGAGAGTTCCATCGTCCACGAGTCCAAGAAGACCCATTGGAGTATTTCCGTATTCACCCTTAAGGCGGATATACCATGTATCGGAGTTGTCTCCGCCGTGGTTATTCGCACCTGCTGCGGACCCGAGAGTCTTGGAAGCGGTGAAAGTGATGGAAGTGTCGGAGTTTACGGTTGCGATGATAGCATCTGTGTGAGTCCCTGCCAAAAACTGTGCAGCGGTTCCGATAGATACTTCCTGTCCTTCCATAAACACCTGAAGTGCTCCGAGAGAGTATTTCTTCTGGGATGCAATCGTTCCTGTTCCCTTAGCGAGGACAGTATGAGTTGCAGAAGATACGACTCCGTCTGCGAGTGTTCCGATGATACCAGTTCCGTCTCCACGAATGTGGCGACCTTTGGCTCTCATCATTGATTGTCGGATTTCAAGCCCGTATGCTGCGGTAGCCTCTGTGAGTGCTGCCTCGCTTCCGAGTGTAACTTGGATTGCTTCATGACCGATAAGAGAACGAGCACGAACGTATTTTGGTACGACTGTCATTTTCTCAAAACTGAGGTCTGAGTTAATCAAAGCTCCTCCTTCTGCTCCTGCGTATGCAGTCATTCCAGAGTTCTTAGAAGTAATCTCAAAACTGTTGTTTGCCATGTTTCGTTTTACTCCAGCTCGATTGAGTCCGGGAGTGTTTACGACATCCTCGAGGAGGACATCCTGCCATCCGATCTGGTCTTGGATCGTTGGTTCGATTTGCTGTTTCAGGAGGGCCTGAAACACTGCGATATCTGCTGCCATATAAAGTTGGGGCTATAAATATAAAGTAGGTGTTTAGTATCCGAATACCTTATGAGCCTTGAATATCTCTGCATTTCTTTCTTCCTGAGTCTGGGCTCGGCCTAAATCTGTAGGCTTTCCTCCATCTCCGGGTGCAAATCCTTTCGGCTTTAAGAGTCCGAGTACCTGTTCGGATCGAGAGAGAAGTATGAGTTGCTCTCGTGTGATCCCCTTAGTGTCCAGAGCTTCGAGTGTTGCTTGTAGATCCTTTCGGCTTGGTGCTTCGATTCCGAGTTCCGTGAATTTCGGTACTGCTTCCTCTACCTGCTTGAAGAATGCTTCTTGCTCTCTCTCGTATTGGATCTGCTCGAGTGTTTCGGCGAGTCATAAATCCTTTACGTGCTCTTTTAATCCGTCCTTGATTCATTGCTGAATCTTATATTCGATGGATTTTTCCCCTGTTGGGTCAGTTTCCTCATCGAATGTTGGTTTTGGAGTCTTTAATTGCTTCTCCAATTCCGCCCTGTCATGTTCTGCCTTGATTCTTAGCTCTCTCTCTCGAGAAATCTGATACCGAGTGGCAGCTCCGTCATCCTTTGGGGGAGTTGGAGGGGTTGTCGCTTGTGGCGTTGCCTCAGGGTTAGTTGATACAGGTGTACCTTCTGTAACCGCAGGGGCTACTACTACTGGTTCCGACATAATGTGTTATCGTAAAAAGATAAGCATTTTTTAGAGAGTTTTGTCTCTCGCATTTTTGGTCGGGTTTTGTCCCGATTTGTGTCTATGTTATTCTACCTCCTTTGCTTCGTTGTCAAATATTATTGTTGCATTGGCTTCTGTGGTGCCATACTGGGGTCCATTGATACCTGTAGAAAAGCATCGTGTTGCTTCATGTGATTGATTACTACCTGTGCCGCTGGGCTCTCTGGTGGAAGCGATTGTAAGAGAGGTCCATGCAATCCATTATGGAGTTGGTGATTATCATTCTCATTTACATTCATGGCCTGTCCTGTCATCATCTTCTTGTTTTCTCCTTCGGCAATTTGGATATCTGGATCCGCTTGCTTGTCGAGTTCTTCTTGGATCTCATCGGATATATCGTTGGTAACCCCCATAATCTTGGTTATCATAGATGGTGGGAATTGTGTATCTGGGTTGAATTTCTGTATCATTCCGAGAATATCTATAGCATCCATCTTCTTTGCCACTTCGTCAAAGGCATCACGTCCAGTAACCGAGACTTTAACCTTTACGAGCTTATGAGTTTCTGGTTTGAGTACTATGTTCTGTCCGAGTTCTTCGGAGTAGAGTCATTCTGTACCATATATAGAGAACATTCTGAGAAGGATCCGGGTAACTCGAGTCATGTATTTATTCAGTTCGTTCAGGGCGATTCCTATATTGTTCTTGCTTCCTGCCTGTAGTGCTTGTATTGCTCTACCCGAGGCATTGGCACCCGTTGAGCTTGTCCCCATGATGTCTTGCTTCATTCCTCCTTCTTCTTCTGCCTGTGCCATCATCATATTGAGGAACTCTATGTCAGCCTGTGAGATTGCGAGGAGTTCTGCTTGTTTTGGGAGTTCTTGTGATTCTGCCACCTCTATGACTTCGATCCCGAGTGCATTGAGGAGATTTCCTGAGCCTTTCGTGAGTTTTGTACCGGATCGGATATATACGTATCGTCCTCATGTCCGCACGATGTTTGCAAGTTTTGCGAATAACTCGTTGATTTCTCGCTCGAGAGGGAGCATATCTACGAACCATCCTCGTGGGTAGAGTTTATCCGGGTCTCCCATTGGTGAAAATGAGGTAACAGGGAGAAACTTCATACCATCTATCAGGATCTTTTCGAGAAAGAGACTACGAGTAGTGATAACCTTCCAGAGTTTCGCCTCATCTCCCTCTCATTCTACGTATAGTCCTTCTCGAACGAGGATTGTTTGTGGCTTTGGCTTCTCTACGAGGAGACACTTCTTGGCGTTGGAGTCTGTTTGTTCTCTCTCGGTCCCTATGTCATCCCATTTGATTGGCTTTCCTTTCCCATCTACTGGATATTTCTTTTTGAGTGCTTCTTTGTCCTTGGTATAGGTAATGAGGAACTTCTTTACATCTGCCGGTCGGCGTGCATCGGTGTCGATGTACGTATCGAGTGGGTCGTATGACTTGAATTTATACCCTTCACCCTCTACAAAGTATACCATGGTCCAGCATATCGCTCGATGGAATCAGTAGAATATCGTATCATCCATAATAGTATCATAGAATCCCTCATTGTCCTCTGTTCCTCCCTCGAATACAGTATTGAGTGCTTCACGTACATTCTTCAAGTCTGCCTCCTCTGCTTCTTCTGATCATTCGGTAATAACATATTGAGGCTCGTTATTACGCAAAAAGTTCCCGATCACTCGGTACTGGCGTTTTACGAGGTTCAGGAATACTGGTTTGTTCTTGGCTCTTCCGATACGTCCATTGGATTCTCCGGTGTTTCGGTTTACCACGGTCGCTGGGAATTTGTTGCCTTCGTATGCGAGTGCAACGTCCTTGCAATCCTCTTCCCACGTCTTACGGTAGTCGAGGTTGTTGTTGATGAGCTCGTTCTGCAGGTTTACGAAGTCGGTGCTCGTATTGCTGTCTCCTTCTATTAGCATAGACTATGGGGGTTATGGATAACGTTCTACTTCCACCTCTTCTGGTTCCACCTCTGCTGGTGCCTTTGGTGGTTTCTCGGTCAGGGTGATATACTCCCCAAGGTCCTTGGATTTGTAGAGTATATTCAGCTGTAGTATCAAATATGTCTGTGCGAGTGAGACAAGTGTAAGCCCTACAAGGGCAACAATTACGATAGTTTCCATGGTTGGTGGGGTTATTTATGTAATTGTACCTGTATGTTGTCGATGTCAAATATTTAGTAATATTCCTCTTCCTCTTGCGGTTTGTTGCGTAAGTTGTATAGGTGTCTATCCATGAGGCTCATACCTTCCACGTCTACCTTTGGTTTCTGGTATTTCACTACGAATGGTTCATGTATTACGGCATTGTATGCGATCATGTCGGCCATCAGGAGGTCATCGTGGTATCCGCTCATCGCATTGGCTGAGTTGTCTTTGTCGTATTGATAGGTCATAATCTCACTATGAAGCTCGGGAGTTACCCATATCTCTTGGGAGTTCAGGGCATTCCGGTACTCTCGTATGATGAGGTCCTTGCTCTGCTTGGTGGTCCTGAATCCGTACTTTTGGACGAGTGATTCCTCTGGGGAGTCTTCCTTTCGCTGCTTCAATAGGTACTGGAACCACGGGTATGCCTTACATACGTTGATGAATGCGAGCCCCACGTTGTTCTCCGGGATAATTGTACCGAGGTATTGCAGGTCGTTCTCTTTGTATGCGAGTATGAAGTCCAGCTTTTGTGCAAGGATCGTCTCATTCACTCGTTCCTTGTACTGGAATACGATTTGCCCCTTGTGGTTTCGGGCAGAGATAGCCGAGAAGTCTCATGAGGCTCATCATTCGGCGATATCCACTCCTATTACTATGTCGTCCTGAGGTGGTAGGTAGAGCTTGAATCCCTCAATCTCTTTATATGGGAGCTGTATCTGTGTGAGCTTGTCCGAATCCTTGAATACTGGTGTACCGGATAGGACCTTGGGTATGAGTTGGTAGTTCTGCAGGAATGCATCGGGTCCCTCGTCTGCCTTTATCTTCTCCACCATCTCCTCAGTGAAGAAGTCCCATGTTATCTTGCCGTTGTCATCGAAGAGCGGTTGACGATAGACTTCCCAGAATGGGTTGTTGCTCTTGGTCGTTACGAATCGGCGTACTATCCCGTCTCCGAGGATGGTGTTGCCAAGGAATATAATTCTCGAGCGTTCCTTGCTCATCGCTCCGATGGTCTCGTTGTTTATCTTGGCGTAGTTCTTGTCGATGATATCCACGTTTCGTACTGAGTCCATTACGTCGATGTCATCCAGTACCAGAAGTGTCGGCCTGGACGATCCTGTCTCCTCGTCATAGCTCGATGCTCCTCGGAGTTTTTCCCCGAGGGAACGTGATACGACCTTGACTCCGTTCGTGGTGTTGAAGTTCACTACCGACTTCTTGGAAAAATCCTCCTTCATCGTCTCGAATGGGAACAGGTTACCGTAGTCGGTTACGATGCTCCGGGATACCAGCATCTTTGCCACGTTACGCACCATTTCTTCGGACCCGGTGGAGTCGAAGGATTGGATGACGATGTATGGTTCTATCTGGTAGCATATGCAGTACACGAGGTATACTTTCACGAGCTCCGTCTTCAGCGATCATCGGAAGGCTTCGAGTAGGATAGACTTGTCGGTCTCTGCCATCGTGTATATCCAGTCATCGTGGAATGGGGCGAGTTCGGATATGAAGTTCTGGATGAAGTGGTAGTACCAGAAGAGCTGGAAGTTTCCCTTTTCACGGAAAAACTCTACACGCTCACCTATGCCGGCTCGGGTGAGTTCTTCAAGTAGGTCTGTGGCTTCACTCAGCTTCATAGGCTTGCTTGGTTACGATATGGGAGGTAGTACCATAGGGGGCAGTGTGTAAAAACGTCGTGGCGGTGGCAAAGAATTGGTCTTTATTTTCTGTTATTTGTCAAATATGCCTTATTTGAGACGAAAGTATCATTTCGTGTTTTCTTGTACCCCCGCAAAAATGCTATGTTGACATACACTAAATATATTTTTATATCAGTGCCCGGATAATCAGTACTCCGAATAATCCTATGAGGAACATCCATATATCTCGCTGGGTCATACTATCTGGAGGTTAAGACTACTGCTATAATGAGAGTGATTGTCAGTATCCCGTAGAGATACATCTTCTTGGTGTGTTCTGTTCTCATGTGTTCGGTGGTTACTTGGCTATGCGTTTCTTCATGTCTCTGATTTTTTGGAGTTTCACCTCGTCTACGATGTAGATGGTTGGACCGCTTGGGGCATCATCTACTCGTTTCGTGATTCTGTTAAACTCCTTAATTGCTCCGAGTTTGTTTCCCATATCAGCATGCTGTGTCGCTACGAATAGTAGCTGTTTGTCCATGAATTCCTTGTTCAATCCAGCATCACTGAGAAGTGAGTTGATATAGGCTGTCACCTTAGGAATACTTAGGGTCTGACTTGCACATACGCATGCTGTCTTGTACCATCCTGTTTTGCTCGTGTCTATGTCGTATACTTCGAGATATGCTTGTACTCCGTTTCCAAAGAATTGCTCATCTGTAGCATATAGCTGACAGAATCTCTTTTGTCTCTTGGATAACTCTTTCCCCTCTGGCTCTGACTCTACTCGGATGAGTTCTCCGTCTGGTCATCTCTCCCGCTTTGGTTGAGGTTCTGGATTCATTATAGCATCTTCTATCGGGTCGATTGGCTCTGTCGTGGTGATCTCCGCTTTTGGTGGATTTTTCGGTGTCTTCTTCACTACCCTCCTTTTCGCCTTGGCTCTGGCTTTCTTTTTGGCAGCACTCTTCCTTGGGGCTTCCACCTTGACGGTGTCTCCCGGAGTATTTGTATCATAAGAGTGAAGAGTCATAGGTCTACGGGTTAGTATCCTTTCTTTGGTTGGTATGTTTCGTGTGTCATGCATTTTGTTGTGCATCGATCGCATTCCTTCAGGTCGTATTCCCCGGTGCGTTCCAAGATGTCAGATGCCTTCTGGCAGAATTTATCCTTTATCTCTCTTGGTGAATAGAATTCTATGCTATGCTCTCCTTGTTTTAGTTCTCGGAGCTCACTTCAGTGTTTCTTGAGTATCATATGGTAGATCGTTATCAAATACAAGAGTGTCGCAATTCAGTACTTCGTATGGTCTCTCCATCACGAGGTCGAACCCTGCCTTTGTCATGGCCTGGAGCATCTCGCATTGTTTCTTGGATTGTAGGTCGAATGTTACTCGTCACTTCTCGTCTTGGGCGATGATGTGGTTATGAGCTCGGTATATCAGGAGCATACTTGCGAATGATTATAGGCTATCCGTCTGGTGTGTTCCAGCAGGTGTTCTATTTCAAGGTCTCACATTCGCCGTTCGTGGAGGTCATCCGCTTCGGCTTCCGTGATTTCGTGGCAGGCTATCCTGTCGAGCAACGATCGTACCATGGGTTTGATTGTTAAATGGTAGCGGGAGTGCGAATCGAACGCACGGCCTACTGGTTATGAGCCAGTCGAGGTACCACTCCTCTATCCCGCGACATACCCCCGAAGGGGAATGGTTATTCTGTGACTTCTTTCGTTTCTTCGGTAGGTGCTGGAGCTTCTGGAGCCTTAGGAGCTGGAGCTTCCTCTTCGTCCTCTACCTTCTCGCTGTCCGGGAGCTTAATCTCTGGGAGTGCGGAGAGGAGTGGCTTCAAACGGATGAGGTCTGCCGCTTTGAGAACTACCTGTTCTCCGGTGAGGTCGATTACTTCTCCCTCGAGGTCGAATTCCATTGCGTTCAGTTCGTTCATTTCTGCCATGAACTTCTCCACGTTCTCTGGAGTGACCTGAATCTGGTCGTTCTCGGTAGGTGTTCCGTATTTCTTGAAGAGCTTCATTCGAAGTTTTCCGTATCGCTCCATTCGGAGGTCGAGTTGGGAGCTCATTCCGAGTACGTTCATCGCCTTTGATAGCGAGAGGTCTTGGTTCATGAGGTTGATAAACGATGCCATGAATGGTGACTGTCCTTTGGTATCCAAAATAAATACCTGATTGGTGAGTTTCATATGCGTATGGGGGTTATTGTTTAATAAAAAGCTTCGCTGGTAACTGTCCGAGTATTCTGTTCTTCTTGTCTGATACGGTTATGTAGTTGTCATATCCGTTCAGTCCGAGGGTTGAGACGATCCTCATTCTTATACCCTTGGATTCCACTGCCTTTTGCAGTACTTCTTTGTCTCCTGTCCTGAACTTCTTTTGGAGAACCATGGTGTAGTAGGCATCGATCTTCTTTTTATCGAGGACCGGCTCTTTCTCTTCTGGCTGTACTCTGAGTTTACTGTTGCTCATAGATGGATTTGGTAAAATTGAATTGTTCGTTGCTAAGATATCCGGGTTGGACTGTGAGGTTTTCTACGAGTCCCTTTGGTCCTACATAGAGCCTGTGCAGTTCTCATCGTTTCAGGGAGAGCATTATCGTTTTACCATTGAATGTTCACGAGACCGTGATTTCTCCGATCAGGGACCAATATGCCCAGTTAATCAAATTTTTCATTAGTCTCATATATCCGAATGGTTACGTAGTTAATGTCTGAGTTTTTCTTTCTGACTCTTCACTCGATTATCTTATGGTCCTCGAATCATGGTATACGTTTAGTAAGGAAATCGGAGAGGGCTTTCTCATAATTGAAAACATCCTGTACCTTCTTGTTTCAGTTCTTAAAAAAAAGAGGCATCTCGTAATCGTATTCTACTCGCAACCACTCATCTCCTGTAATCTTAAAGCCTCAGTACCGGTTCATTATCAGATTTGCTCTTTCTATCCAGTCCAGATACTCTCGGCTTTTGTATCGCTTGGCGGTTCCTGCGAACGCCTTATTGACCGATATCGGGATTGGAAGTTTGATGCAAATATGATCCATTGGCTGGTTGGTGCTTATAGAAATTTTCGAGTTCTGTATCTCTTGGTGTACCACTGATTTCTTTATAAATCAGGATTCCGACAATGATGATACAGATTATGAGTATCTTGTCAATCGTTTTGAGATTTACTTTCATAGGGAGTATCTATGGTTATCCTGCCGGGTGACTTGTACGATCTTGCAGGTGATGTAAATCCCAAGTGTAAGTCATATTGCGAGGAGTGCTATACTATACAGTATGAGGTCCTGCGGTGTGCTGAAGTGAATCATATACCTTGTTGGTTAAGGGATACGAACTCACTGTATGGAAATGTACCGACTCGTCAAGTTTAAGTGTGTATTTCCGCTTGCTAATTTGTACGAAGTGTGCGTACTATAATCTCCACCATTTCTCCCCTTGTGATGGGGTTTGTAGGGAAGGTCATCAGCACCTCTTTATCGAGTGCTCGCTTGATCATTTCCCCTGCTTCGTATCGTGTTGCCTTATCATTTCAGGCTGACCCATTCCATATTCCGAGCTTGATTCCAACGCTCGCTTCGCTGAGTTGTGCTGCATTCGGGTCCGTAGTCGCTCCGAGGTTTCTCGCTCGTACTACCATTGCGACACATTCGCTTCTGGTAGCTGGCTCATCTTCTCGGTCTCCGTTCCATAGCTTCATCTTCTTTCCCTCGAGACGGTCGAGCTGGCTCTGTGTCAGGTCGGTCTCCCGGAGGAATACGTAGTGCGATGGATAGAATACGCCGTTGTCTTGGAGTTCCTTTGGGTTCTCGAGAAGGTAGATGTTGTATTTTACCACTCCGATGTAGTTGTCGATGATCTTAATTCCGGCGTTCTGGAATTTTCTGATACAGTGCCCGTAGGTGGGGTTTGGGAACTCTTTCCCTCATACCACTCCGTCCTGCTCCTTGTCATCGTTGTACGCCTTATTTCCTTGGTATCCGCATACGAGAGAGTACCCGTATGATAGGGCTGTGAAGTATTCCCGTGTCCCGGCTGTAATCTTGAACGACAAAACCTTTCGGTCGGGTCGTGTTCGATTCCAGTATCTTCGGGCACAGTCTACCGCTTGGTAGAAGCTCCATCCTTTCTGGGGGTCGAGCCCTTGGGATATTGCCTCCTCGCATATCTTGTTCAGCTCATCGTCCGTGATTGCCTCATTAAAAAGGTCGCATATTGCGAGGATGGAGCTGGTGATCGTGCAGGTGTAGGAATATCGTTTGTCCCGGGCCTGGTTCTTCTGATAGATTATGTCGTCCTGCTTGGCTCTCTGGGTAATCATGACGTTTACGTCTGTACCGATAGCACCGAGTACGAAGTCGCTCGGACTGGTGGTGGGGTCTAATCCACCGTATGTAGGTTGTAGCATAGGCTATTGTAGTGAAGAAATATGGAATACGATACCTCGGCAATACTTGTCTTCGTCCTCCATTATTTCGAATGTCTCGTGGGGAATATCGGTTTCATAGGTCCAAGAGTATCCGTCCTCGGCCCATTTCGCCTCGATCTTCTTGCATAGGTCTCGTGCATTTGCCTTATACGGGCAGTTCTCATCCTCGCAGGAGTTCTCATCGAATAGGTCGTCTTTTGTCAGGTATGCCGTTCCTCCGTTGTAGCATCCTACTTCGTCCCGGATTGCTCCACATATTGCCATATTGTCGTCTGATTGCCCGAAAATTATCACGAGTCCGTCATCCTTAGCTTGTTTCTCTTCGTCCGTTGTGAGTTCTTCTCGGTATTGTCTACCGTTCAGCATTGCTGCCATTTCTTGTGGTGTCATGGGTGGGTTGGTTATCAGATATTCTCCGTCCAAGACGGGGCTTCGTTTGGCTTGGGGATGTTCATGCCGAACTCTATAGCTCCCCATTGTCGTATCTTGGTCATTAGGTCCTCGAACTCTACGGTTGAAAGGGTGGTAGTGGATCGTGCGATGCTTAGGCTCTTTCGTTTATCCCATCGGAGTTTGATTTTCTCGGTCAGGAATTTCGACTTTACTATTTCGTGCATCTCATCGTCCTCGTATCCTGTATGTTCACTGAGTAGCTGGAGAACGAATCTATAGTATGCGTTCTGGTCTGAGCTCCGGTTCTTGTTCCATCGCTTCACTTCCCAGTCGTATACGCCGTTCTTTAGCTTCTTTATGTACGGTCCGAGGTCTGATTTCATGACTCCTTCCAATATTTGGATTTTCCCTTTCATAGAGTAGTTGGTTACGTATGATCCTTCATAAGTTCTTCGAGGAATGCTACCTTTGTCGTAAGGTATTTTTCTTCCTTCCTGACTTTTTCAAGTCGCTTCTCGTATCCTATCAGCTGCTGTTTCAAATGTAACATAGCATGGGATTAGGGATAAAATTCCCCCGGTAGGTGTACCTTTATCTTTCGAAGTAGAAATTTAAGCTACCGAGGGTCTTTTGTTATTCGGTCTCTTCCTCGTCAGCTTCCGCTTCGGAGTCGATTTCTTCCTGAGTAGGTACGTCTGGGTTAGTCCCAGTGACTTCCTCATCTTCTACGTTTACCTCTGGTTCCATAGGAATTGAAGTTATGATATAAAGTATCCTCCTACCGTGTTTCCACTCGCAGAGAGGGTGAGAATGGTGGAGTTGCACCAGTCTCACTCTTCCTGCGAAGAGTTATCTTGTTATGATCGCCCATATCCTTTCCCAGAATGTCGGTACGTGTGCCTTTTCTACATAGGGAATTACGGTTGCGGTGACGGTGACTGCTCTGGCGTAGTCGATTCCGTTGATTCAGGTGTATATCAGGGCGAGAATTGCAAGTGCTCTTGTGGTCTTTGTCATGATATAATAAGTGAGTGATAAGTCTCTGTTTTCTCTGGGGTGTATCCTTCTAAAGTCTGGTAGAATTCTTGGTGAAATGTCTCTATGGCGTATGCTTCTATCTTTCGGTCTCCATCGAGCTTTTCGATGAATGG